TCAACCTTGAGAGACAACCCTGCGGTTGCCCGCACAGGTGCATCTTCCATAATTTCTTCTTCGTCGTCATATCTGCTCATAATTTTTCCTTAATCGTTGGGCCATTGTTTTTTGATGTGCTGTCTGAAGCCGTCCCAGTTGGCCTTGACTGGGTTGTCTATCTCAAACCGCGACAGCGCGGTGATCAGAAACTCTACCTGCTCTAGCGAGTAAAGTCTACGTCCTTTTGGAGTTTTTCCTAAAAGTTTTTCAGTACGTGGTGGTGGTGTTCGGTATTTGGCTTTTGGCAACCAACCGTTTAATTCCCATGACCTAATTGTAACGGGCTTACGATTAAGGGCTTTAGCTAATTCTCCAACAGTAAAAAACTCTCTGTCTACACCACCAATTTTTAAGATTTTTGACTTTGCCCCATTTAAAGGATCTTCAACTATTGAATCTCTGCCAGGAGCTGGGCGGTTTTTGGGTAACTTCTTTCCTGGGAAGTCAGGCAAACTATTAAAAAGGTCTAATGGGTCTTTTGACATTATTCTTCGTCGTAGCTTTTTTCATTAACCAATTTAAATGCCCAGGTCTCACGCTCTGTATAGAACTTGGCAACTACATCTTTGTATTCATTTGCCCAAGCGTATTGCAGAATGCGGTCTTCATTGGTTGTTTCAATTACTTCTTTAACCTCATCCCACGCATCCATATTCTTAATCCACTCAATGGCTGCAGATAGGTCAAATGAAGTAGACACTCTGCGTTCATGCTTTAACTGCATGTCTCCTGCTGGCATCCATTTGTGGCCTCGATCATCTTGTTTGCCGTTACTAGAAACTTGACGAACAAGTTCACGTTTGAGTTCATCAGCCCTGCTAGCTGTCTTATCTGCAAACTCTTTAGCGGCTTTGTATTCTTCTGCAAGCCGTGCTATAAGTTCTGGGGAAGGCATGGGGGTTTCGGGGCGGTCTGGGAGTTTTGGCTTGTTTGACATTTTACACCTGTGAGTCTCGTAGGAAGGAAGTTAAACTACTTAAAGTAATATCAAAACCACCACGCACATCGTGGTGCTTTCCGTCAACAAAGGCTTCGTTAATAGATCGTTTTTGTTGAAGCATGTCGTATTGTCTTTCTTCAATAGACCCTTGCATGACGAATGTGGCAATCGTAACATGGGGGAACTGAGAAGACAACCTAATAATGCGAGCTTCTCTTTGTTCTAACTTCCCGCTGCTCCAGGGCAAGTCATAAGAGATAAGGTAGTTTGCCATTGGAAGGTCAACACCATACCCGCCAGCGTCTGATGATAAGAACAGCCGAGTGTTAGGGTCGTTGCCAAACTGTTGCTTAGCGTTATCCTTATCTTCAGCTGAAACATCTCCCGTAAACAAGACTGAGTTTGTTATTTTTTCAGTTGCCTTTTTGATGAGTCTTAAGTTTTCTTTAAAAAACGAAAACAATACAACTTTGTTTTTAGGATCTTCTTCAAGTACTTCTGTGATGTAAGCAACTACTGCATCTAATTTTGGAGTGATTGTTACGCCGTCTAGTAAACCTTGACCAGATATAGACGCAGCATAAGCACTACCTTGGTTAAGTAACGTAGTGTCGTTATAGGCTTTGGATGATGAAACCACTAAGTGTGGGTTATCACACAACATACGAAGGACCGTCAACCTTGACATAATTTGCCCTTGAGCTTCATTGGAGCCAGGGTCGTTGTAATGCTTCCAGAGATTAAATGACCCACCGTGCATACTTATTGCTTTTTGTAGTTGTTTCAATAGATCAGTAGCAATTAGTTTGTAGAGTGCTGCACCTTTGGAGTCAAAAGGAATTGGAATTGTTTGATGAATAATCTTTGGAAGTTGATCTGCAATGTCTTCTCTAGTTTTACGAATCATGCAATCTGATAAAGAAGTATGTAGTTGTTTTAAGTTTTTGTACCTTGTGGCTTTTCCAAAGTGGTCACGAACAATAAAGGTCCTATCAAACAAATCAAACTTGCCAAGAATGCTTGGGTCAACAAATTCCATAATTGAAAACAATTCTTCTGGACGGTTTTCAATAGGTTGACCAGTTAGGGCAAACCGATATGGAACTGTTTTACCAACCTTTTTAATAAGCTTTGATCTTTTGCTTACCCTAGATTTAATGATTGTAGCTTCGTCAACAACTACTGCTTGAATTGGAAGCTTAGATAAGAAGACTGTATCCCTGGTTAAAGTCTCTGGGTTTACAACAATGTATTTTGCGGATATGCAAGCACGCCAGCATTGTTCCCTAACTTTAGGGGAACCATCAATGACTACGCATCTAGAGTCAGTAAATTTATTTATCTCGCGTTTCCATTGGTACTTCAAGGAAGCTGGGACAATTACTAAGCACCGATCAATGTCTTCGTTGTTAATGAGTGCTTCTATTGCCGCAATTGTTGTAACTGTTTTTCCAGCACCCATAACCAAACCTAATAGCATCTGCCCACGGTCTACCATGGCATCAACTGACTCTTGTTGGTATGGGTATAGGGTGCCTTTAAAAGTCATAACATCCAGGGGGGTACTACAGTTGATGTGGTAAGGCCTGCCTCTATTTCATCATTGGTCATGTCACCAATGTCTTTGGCGCTAGTGCCTTGGTAATTCCACCACTTTAAACCCTTGCGTGGCCTACCCATAAACTTGTATAGCTTTTTACTAGATTCAATACCAGCAACGTCATTATCCATTGCAATGATTACAGTGTCGGCCATGTGGGTCAAAAGGTTCATCTGTTCTTTAGATACTTGTGCTCCAAAAGAAGCAACTGCTTGAGGTTTACTAAATACCATAGCAAACCTAACGACGTCTAATGGAGACTCTACGAGTATGGCTGTACGGTTCCTAAATCGTTCAGCGCCAAATAGTGTTTTTGCTTTCTCTACACCTACGGGAAAGTTGCGTACCCAGTCTGTCTTTTTTTCTTGCCACCCCATCAGTTGCCCCATCGGGGAAATTATAGGAATAGCCCAGCTTCTATTGTTAGGGTTCCAACGAACTCCGTAACGATAAACCAAATCTGGGTCTAGATCTTTGGTGGCACAACGTTTATCTGAAACTCTGTCAAACCCAAAGAAAGCGTCGGTGCGTAATTGAGGCTGTGCTACTTCTTGTTTCTTAGGTGCATACAACCTTTCTGCGCCAGCGTTAATTAAAAACTGTTGCGCAGATGCTGCGGTATCTCCACACAGCTCATACAAGAGGCTTGACAAAGTTCCTCTAGCTCCGCATGAAAAGCAAATCCATAAACCACTAGTGGCGTTCATGCTCCATGATGGTGACCTGTCTTCCTTACCTACAACCCTAAGGTGAACTGGGCATTTTCCAGTTATCTCCCTTTCGCTAATACGCGATAGTTCTACCCCTGCGGTTTCTAGCACCAGGGTTAGGTCAGTCAATTGAGGGGTCAATGCTGTGCTCATCTCCCATAACCTCCTCAAACTCCATTGTCTTCCAGTCCCACTTAACATGAACTTCACCAGTAGGTGCTGTACGCGCTAGCACAACTCTAATGATCGCTTGGTCATCCATGTCTGGGTTGCGCTCTACACCAAGGATCAGGTCAGCGTCTTGGGCAAATGAAGAGGTGTAACCAATTGCGTCAGCAGTAACTGCACGAGTCTTGCGATTCTGTAGTTTCCATGACAACACTTGAGTGGTTGCAACCACGGGAATGTCAAAGCGTTGAGCCATACGTTTTAACGCACGCGTAATGTTGGTCAATGCTTGTGGGCTTCCTTTGGCTTCACCCTCCTCATCGTCCATCAAATACACGCCGTCAACAAACAACACGTCTGGTGAATACTCTTGAACTTTGCTAGCAAGTGCGCTAACTGTTGTAAGAGATGAGGTGTCTTCGCTAAAGACAAAGGGTTGCATGTTCTTTCGTAACGACAACGCTTTTTTAATCTTGGCCATGTCCTTGGCGTCTAGGTCACCAGACAAAATACGATCATACGGAACTTTGGCAATTAAAGAGTCATAGCGAGCTTCTTGCTCTTCAATGCTCATTTCAAATGAAACAAAGAGGGGTCGCTTACCATGAACGTGTGCTGAGTTGGCAAGGATCAAAGCAAACAAAGATTTACCACGCTTTGGTTCTCCAGCAAACACAACAAACTGTTGGGGTCGTAATCCATGGGTGATTTTATCAAGACCATAAAAACCAGTTGGGATACCACGAAGAGCGTTTGGTTGAAGACGCATTTCTTCATAACGTACAAGACGATTTTCCCAGTTTTGAATAATGTCAATGTCGCGAAGACGCGCTGTTTCAACTGCCGCTTTCTGTAGGCCAGCGGAGAGTGAGGCAACTGCGGCAGAAATATCATCAGCGTTTAAGAATGAAATTGCTGGTTGAAGAGCATCCATAACGCAACGCTTTCTGTAAGCGTCAAAGATCTCTTCAATAAGCCTTGAGTAACTTTCGTCCGTTGAGTCGTACAACGAAATAGCACCATGCTCTTGTACAAATACGCGTTCAGTAGGTACCGCACCATGCGTGCGGTAAAACTCAAGTATCCATTGCCAAATGCCAGACCATTCTCCAGACATGTGATCCGGCTTTACGCCAGCACGAACTGGGACTGTGACATCCTTGTCTTGAATTACTTTAGAAATTAAGTGAAGTTCACTAGATGCCATTAGTTTCTCCAGGCGGTGGTTGGGGGAATGACTGTAGCACGCATTCCTAAAATGCGGGCAACTTCTTGATCGGCAACATACACAGTATGGATTGATCTGTTATAACGTAAATCAAGTTCATAATCTTCTGGAGTTTCGTAACGCTCTACAACGGGGGTTACACCTTTACGAACAAGCCATTTGTAAATGTGTTCAACGGCTTCTTGTGGTAAGAAAGTGATTACCTCTGTTGAAATGTTTAGACGATTTACTGCGTCAATCAAAGACTTCAAAGGAAGGTCATTAGGTTTCCAAAGTTTTAAAGCTGAATCCCAATCCTTACTACGTTCGTAAAACTTTGATTTTATTCCAGCAGCACCAGTTGGTCGAGATGCAATAAGACCTTCAAACACGCATGCTTGACCAGCTCGGCCAAACATTGCAATGTCTCCGCCCTCCATTACGACACCTTAATTTCAGTCATTTCCATGACCGCGTTTTTAACCCTGTCACCATATCTGCGAGTAAAATCCATAATTGGCATAGTTGAAGTAATAATTACTGAACGCATGTCTTCGTAGCGTCTGCGAATAAGACTCCCAATTTCATGGTTGGCAAACTCTGTTTCTCGTTCTTGCCCAACCCCATCAAGCACAACAATGTCAAAGACTCCTTGGATGTACTTAATCAAGTAAGGGCTTGAGTACATGGATGGTAAAAGGTTGTCGTTGTCAAACTGATCTTTAAGCATTTCTAAGTACCGATCAGCCGTAGCAAATCTTCCAGAAGCTGGGTGAGTTGTTACAAGCACCTTTAAAAGGTGTTGGGCAATAACGCTTTTACCAGTACCAGTTTTGCCGTGAAGGTAAAGGCTGCTTCCTGGTTCATAACTATCAAGCCAGGACATGATGCTGGTGTTTAGTTTAATGCCGTCCTCTGGAATGCTGGCTAGTCTTTGTGGAATTTTAGAATGGAACAAGCGTTCGTCCGCGGTGCGGTTACGCCACCAGTTTTCTGACTTCCAATCAGTCGGTGTCGGGTAGTTCGGTTTCATGTGGCTCCTTGTTGTATGACTCATTGATGATCTTCCAAAAGTCATCTTCCATTTTGTTTTTGTGTAAAACCTTGTTGTGAACGTTTAAACCAGCAACCGTAGAAAACTTAGCGCCACAATGTAGGCATTCATGCAACAGTTCTGCTTTTTTGGGTTGACGTTTACAGAATAAATCGTAGGGTACTTCTTCATCTAAAGAAAATTCAAACCAATCGTTGTACTCTTCTGTTGATTCAAAGTTGGCTTTGATCCAATCAACAAACACGATGATGTCTTCAATTTTAAAAAAAGTATATTCCGGCTCATTTTCCATTGGAAAGCCTCCGATAGTTATATACCGCTTCGGTAATTGAGCTAGCTGGTGACCGAAGAAGTGATTTTGACATTTTTAAAAGCTCGTCTGGTAACGGGAATCCCCGTAACGAATTGAGAGCCGCTGTCGGGTCTTCCTGTTCTTCACCTGTGATGAACCTTACTAAAGAGTTTAGCGCAGTAAGACCATTAACAAAGTTCTCATTTCCAAAATCGCCTCTGTACTGCATTGCAAGGGCAGAAACAACTTCAGGATAGCGATAGCAAATGTCCGTACCGCGCATAACTATGGCCTTTTTAAGGAGGTTGTCTTGGGGAGCATCCCATTGTAATTCAATCCCAGTCCTGTCAAAATCGTTAAGCATCAGCATAAGGATTGGGTCATCCGTTGAAACTGCAACCTCAATGTGCTCCATTAATTGTTTTTGGATTTCTTTGCTACAAAAAAGTAACGCTGGGTTATCCGCGGTCCGCCAGCGTTCTACCGATAAAAACTTGTTGATCATTTGCATTACCGTAAATTCGTTAAGCCCAGAATCTGTAAGTAAGTTAAAAGTACGACGGAGGATAATCAAATCACGCTGGTTGTAATTGGCAGACATGATTGATTGGCGGTTGCTCACAAAGTGAGAAAGAAGTCTGTTTGTTTTGCGTGGTGGTGCCTTGGATACCTTTGGTTCTTCGGTGGTTTTCATATCGTCAGGGTCTGCTCCAATAATCATTTCATCTCCAGCGCCGCTCGCGGCCCTCTCTAATTTCTTTATTACTAGTGTCTCTATATTTAATACTTCTATAGAACCCTCCGCATTCCCATATGCCATGCAGGTTTGCGGAGTTTCACTAGGGTCACCTGTGACCCCCCCTGTAAGTTCAATAGGGTCACCCGTGACCCCATCTATATCTTTGATAGGGTCACCCATGACCCCATCTAGGGTCACCCGTGACCCCATCTGAGCGTCAGTGTAGTGAACTGTGTACACATTGATAGAGGGGTTCTTACGCCTACGAGTTGTAATGACCCCATATTCAGAAAGCCACTTAAGAGATCTTTTGGATGTCTCTTTGGACACCCCCACATGGTCGGCAATCTGCTGAACAGAGGCGGTCACTTCCCTCTGACGCCTGTCCATTAAAGCAACCAACCCAACCAAAACTTGTAGATCCCTAGGTTGCCCGTAGTCCTTGATTAGATCTACAGCCCATAATGGGATGGCCAAGAATGGCCCCTGAAAAGAGTTGGTGGTCATGGGTGATTGAAGATACCCCAAAAACTCACAGCACGCAACGCCGTTGTTGTTTTGTTTTTTAAGTGGTATATTTTTAGGATTGTGTTGAACGGGTAGGTGGTTCTCCTAACAACATATTCGGCAAAGCCAGGGGTTATCAGATAAACTTTGATAGCCCCTGGCTTTTGCTATTAGGAGATGTAATGGAATCACTTATTAAATCCCTTAAAGTGCTCGTTTCTGACGTAGTTACTTTTTATTTCATGGCCCATGGCTATCATTGGAATGTAGAGGGTCCAGATTTCAGCCAATACCATTCTTTGTTTTCAGATATCTACGAGGATGCTTATGGGTCAATTGACCCAATTGCCGAGAACATTCGTAAACTCGATGACTATGCCCCCTTTAGTTTGCAGAAGTTTTTAGACCTTCGCACACTTGAGTTTAAAGACGCACAGCCAAATCCAAAAGCTATGGCTAAGTCTTTATTGGTAGCCAACGAAGATCTTCTTAAATCTCTCAAAAAGGCATTTGATGAGGCTCAGAAAAAAGACGAACAAGGAATTATGAACTTTCTTGCAGATCGTATTGACAACCACAATAAATGGTCCTGGCAACTTAGGGCCTCTACTAAGTAAGGAGCCAACATGGCAGCAAAAAAGAAAGCACCAGCAAAAAAGACAGCAGCTTGGTCACGCTCTGAGGGTAAAGATCCCAAGGGTGGCCTTAATGAAAAAGGTCGCAAGTCTTATGAAAAGGAAAACCCTGGAAGCAACCTTAAGCCTCCAGTAAAAAAGGAACAGGCAGCTAAGTCTGAGAAGTCAGCAGCACGCCGTGAATCTTTCTGTGATCGCATGGAAGGCATGAAGAAGAAGAACACTTCAGCCAAGACAGCCAACGATCCTAACTCACGCATTAATAAGTCATTACGAGCTTGGGATTGCTGATGGCTGCTAAGAAGACAAGCAAATATAGGAAGGGAGGTAAGTAGTATGTGTACAGCATGTGGATGTGGTCTCAAAGACAAGAAGGACCCTGGCTACGGCAAGGGCCCCTCTAAGAAGAAGGCAGCTCCTGCAAAGAAGGCAGCAGCTAAGAAGAAGTGAAATCATAAATAAATGGTAGTTACCATTATCTAGTAAAAAGCCCCAGCGTAATCACTGGGGCTTTTTGCTGTACCTAATTACCAAGGTCTTTGGTGTGCCGTAACAACAGCCATTACTTCTTTAAACAACTCTTGAGTTAATGTAAACCCAATCTCATCACCATTTTTCATAAGAATGACAATTGATCCAATTTCATGCTTTAGTTCATCGCTTGGCTTTGTTAGAAAAGCAATTCCCTCTTCTTTTGTCTTAACAACAGTTCCTTTATCTTTGGCCATGCGCTTTACTAACGCAGATGGCATAACCTCAAGGGTCTCTTTACTGTAGTTAGTTTCTCCAAAATCAGGCAGTTCATCATCACGTATTGGCTCTAACTCTTCATCACCATCAATAATGATTGGAACCAAACCATTTGTTAATTCTAAGGTAGAGAGCTTTAAGTCAATCGACATTGAAGAAACTCGGATTGATTCTTCTTCATTTTCTGTGTCCCACATAACAAGTGTAAGACCTGGAACAGGCCTACCTTTTAGGTCCCACAAAATGTAATCAACAACATCTTCTACCTGGTGTACTTCAGTAGCTTTTAAAGCAAGTGCTTTAGGAACTGCTTTAGATCCCTCTGTTGCAACAATTGTAAAAGTTGCCTCGTTGTCAAGCAACCAGTCGTAAACAACTTCAAGTCCAGTTGTTACCTTGCCATACCATGGAACAAGGAACGTTGATGACAATCCAATATCATTCAATGCTGATTCAATCACTTTTTTAGGTGCTGAACCAGTACCAACAACTCCGTATGTTTCTTTCAAGGTGGCTCCTTATTTTAGGCTTTTTCGATGTGCCATGTCCCCTACGTAAGTGAGGAGTCGTAACACAGAATGCACTGTACCAGCAACAGCAGCAACAGCCAACCCGTAAAGTTCAATATGGGGAAACCCAACTATGAACGATGCAATGTAACCAAAACAAACGCCTACAATTACCTTTACCCAAGGCATTGCTTCTTTAGGTGTTAGTGAATCAAGAACTTGTAAAAGTTTATAAACCGCTAATGAACAGATTAAAAAAGTCATGGGATCCCTGGGATATTGTTAAACGTTATTGTCCAACGAGATGAGCTTATCGCCCTATTACTATAAGCAACCGTTCCATTATTTACTAGTTCTGTAACTGGAAGTAACGATGGAAGTAGGCGTTTTGCTACTGCTCGTGTTTTTTGGTAGTTGGAGTTATACACAGAATAATTGTTGTGTGCAGTGCCTACTGCAGAATCTGGATTAGTTTCATCTCGCCAACGGTAATCAGAAACAAATATGTTGTTATCTTGATTAGTTACCCAACCTCCAAGTACGGTGTGACCATCAAAATACTCTGAGTTAATAGAGCGTTCTAAAAGCATGCGCTTAAAAGAGTCAGTTGGGACTACCGTGCTTTTTACAAAAATAGCTAAACGTGTATTTGTATAAGAGGTTACAGAAGAATCAACAGGCAATTCCCAGTATTTAATACCATTACTTATACGTGGTGTTGTTGAATACGCAACTTGCACTGCACCAGCACTTCCGTAACCAGCCGTTTTGTATAAACCTACTGCAATAACATTGTTTTGCGCGTTAAACGAAGTTTCTGCTTGTACTGAGAAGTACAAGATGTCTCCATAAATTACGGGAACATCTGCGTTAACCATTTGAAGTACGGAAACAGATCCGCCAGCAACACTTGCGTCTGGGTTGTATGCCCATACTGCTACATCTGCAGCAAGAGAGAATGAAGTTTCAGCAGGAACTCCACCTTCAAAAAACCCAGCCCATGGGGCACTTGCTGTAGGGGATGAAGCAGTGTTAGATAAACCAGCGTCGTAAGATTGGATAAAGCTTTCCGTAAAAGGAGAACCACCATCAAAACCAGCCGATAGGCCGTTAACAATGTTGGGGTCTTTAATTAAATTAACACGCTGAGCATACACTTTAATTTTTTTGTTAACAGTATCAATTGTTACGTCAGAACCAGTAAGAGCGGTATAGAAAGTTTCTAAACCATTAATAGTGCCGGTTTCTCTTCGCAGTTTTCCAATACTATTTAAGATGTTACGAAGACGTTCGGTTCCTAATTCATGACTCAACAACCCAATACTCAAGTCATTAGACAGGACGTCTAGAACCAAAGAGTTTGAAATTTGAGGATCTTTTGCTGTCATTAAAAAATCAATTGTGGTTCTTGTTCTATCTATCTCAAATCCAAATGTAGACAAGAACCTTTCTAATGGCCCACCATTTCCGGTGTTTAAATCGTCATCTAACAAACGGTAATACAAGGGAACTTTAGTAAACAAGTCTGCACTAGACCCATAGTTTTTTGGCACTAGTACTGAAACAGTTGCAACTTGTTCGTAATACAAATCATTTTGTGATTGGTATTTTATAAACATACTGTAGTAAGCCCATTTACCTTCAGGCACAAAGTGTTGAGCAACGTCGTCAGTACTTGTTGTTGTTATTACAACACCATCTGAAATAGTGGGTGGTTCTCCAAATTGAGAATAAACAATGTACAAACTTACTGGCATTGGAGAGTTTGCAAGTAGGGGACCACTATATAGGTCAACTCCCCAACGCAATGCTACTTCGTCATAACTAACAGCTTGAGCTTCAAAATACCCTATGTCTGTTTCAAGGGTAGGGGCAATTTGTAAATTATCAGACTTTAAACGAGAATCATTATCTACTTGTTCAGGAAAAGCAGCTAAAGAAACAAACCCACTTGCAGAAGCCGAACTAGCTGAAGGAGAAACACTGCTTTGTCCTGGTAAATAGAACGTGTACTCGTCAACTACAACTGCAAGTAAATTAGAATGGTTAAAGCCACTTGGGCTCATCCCAGTGATTGTTACATAAGAAATAGTTGATAAAGAGTGTGGTTCGGTTGTTACATAATTATGACGTGAGTCTGACGCCGTGTAAGTTGCGTAGTTAATTGCAACCCTAGATGGGTACTTTACAAAACTACCAATCTGCGCTGTGTCACTAGCTTTTTTAATTATAAAAGATTTGCGAGTCATATTTACGCCGATGTACTAATGCCACCAGTTACGGTGACTGTAATGTTATTATTGCGAATTAAACTATACGCTGTTCCAGGGGCTTGAATAGTACTGGCACCCGTCCAACCTGTACCAGAAATTGTTACAATTGAAGATTGCACACCTGGAACTGAGTGTACAAGTCTATAAACTTGCCCAAGTGTGATGTCTTGCCCAAATTTAACGTTATTAAGTGTAAATAATCGTTTAATTAGCATCTCAATTAATGATTGCATAGAAGAAGCAATGTAGTTTGGTTCTGCCGTAACAGTCACTGTCACTGCTCTGGGGTAGGCAGTTAATGTTGCTGCACCTGCAGAAGTGGTGTCTACCGTTACACCCAACATTGATAGGGCATCAAGTTTTGTTTTAATAGCACTCCTAATGCCCGAAGGTACTGCAATAGTCACTGAAGCAGATGACCCTGTGGGAGTTTCGTAAGCTTCTACATAAGGAAGAGCGTAGATAGTTACGCTGCCACCACCACCTCCAGACGCATTTGGGGTGTAACTAGCAACTGCTTGTTCAACGCCATTTACAAGTTGTGCTGTATCTACGTAATCTTGAATAGTCACAACTCGGTTTTGGGATTTAAGCAAAGACTTTAAAGATGTTTTTAAAGAGTCAACAGTTTCCCCATCACTACCCCCACTAGAAGCAGTTGAAGAAGCAATTGTAAGACCTGCGCTAACAGCAGATTTAAAAGACCTGATCTTATTAGATCCAATATTTCCGGTGCTACCGTTAGTAGTATTATAAGTAGCAATAATGGTAGAACCCGTAGGTGGCACTCGTCCGCTTAATCTGTTACCAAAAACAACTTCCGTTGTGTTATTTGCAGATACATAAACAGAGAATGCGTTAACACCTGAGGCAACTAAGCTAATGTCATCAACACGATTCCATTGTAAGTAGTTTACGCCGTCTTCATAAACTTTAATTTCTACTGAAGTTGGTAAAACATTGGGTTTGCTTAATATATACCGTTGACCAACTTGACCAGTTGCGCTGGTTGTTAGTTGTTCTGAAGATACTTTCTTACCTTCTCTAACTGCAACAGGGACGTTTGCTGAGCCAGCAGAAACACTTACACTTGCTGTTGAGTAGAACTCAAGAGCGGTACCATCTTCGGTTGTTGCAGAAAAAGTGGTGCCAGTAGGGACTACTCCTACGGCAGACCCCGAACTAGTGTTAGAAACATAAACTGTAGCTGTTGCTGCAGTGCGATTTCGAGGGGTGTAATCAAACAAGTTCGCTAATGCAAGAACACTTTCTCGTTGCGTAGCAGTTGTAATAAATGCCTCACCTGCAGCACGGTCAATATAGTAATGGAGAATGTCCCCCATGTAGGCCCACATATCAACCATCATCATTGAGAAGTCAGAGGGGTCCCTGTCAACCCATTCTGGAACAATTCGTTCTGCGCGAGCTAATAGGTCACGTTTAATGTTGTCGTAGTCTCGGCTTGCAAAGTCAAACCCTGGTCGTTCAATTGCCATTATTACTCCTAGATCGTGGTGTCTTCGGTTAGGTAGCCAGGTACGGCTATGTTAAATTTTACAAGTTGTGGTGATCCAAGAGGAAGTCTGTAAACAATTGTAATACCCAATGTGGTGTCTGTGTTTCCATAAGCAGCTACTGCATTTGTGGGGGAAATTTTAATATCCATAACTTCAACCCTGCTAACGTTACTTTTAATGTCAGCAATTGCGTCAGTTTTAAAGTCAACCATATACAAATCGTCCATTGGTTCAAACAAAAACTGTTGAATACCAACGCCATAACGGTGTCGCATTACTCTTTCAAATTGATTAGTAACTAAAACATTTACAATTTTTTGTTCAGCAATAGTTGAGGGCGAGGTTGTACTAGCGGTTTTACCACCACTAAATTGGAATGGGATTTTAATAGCTTTCATATTTAGTCCTACCTTTACGCTATTTTAATAATCTTAAAATTAGCAAGATTTACTGTTCTTGTTCCGGCTGTATTATTAGTAACCCTAAGTCTTATAACCCCACCAATTGTATAAAATGCTAACCCACCGGTAGCGTAGTAAAACGGATACCCATCTCCACTGTTACTACTGGGTGTTGCGCTACTAAGAATTGCATCGTTTAAAATTAAAGAAGTTGTTTTTGCTGATCCTCCAATATCCCACCATGTTACATAATTGGCAAAATATAAACCTTCTGCAATAGTAATTGTAGAAACAGGAACAGAAGGTATTACGCCAAGTGTGTCAGTAGTTTCTACTGTAAAAGTAACATTTGCTGAAGCACCAGCAGCAATTGCTTGATTATAAGAATTAAGAGGTAAATCTAATAAAGCCCTGTCAAATAATATGTTTCTATTTGTTACTGCATTATCAGCTATTTTTATATTTGATATTGCGTTGTTTGTTATTGCTGTAGCACCACTTGAATTAATAGTTACGTCCCCAGTAACAGCTGTTGCAGTTGGTACAGATGCGGAGTTTCCTAACAGTACATAACTAGGTGAAACATTTTGTAATTTAGATAATTCTATTCCAGCATTAGTACTTATGTCATCTTTAGTTATTGATAAATTTGTAATGTTGTTAGTTGTTACAGTAATCCCTGTTGGAAGTGCCCCAATTGCCAGTTTAGATAAAGAAATGTTGGCTGAAGTACTAATGTCTGCGTCAACAATAGTATTTGTAGCAATTTCAGTAGATGTAATAGAACCTGGCGCAATAGAAGTTTCTACTGGGTACAAAAGGAATACGTTAGAAAACTTGTCGTCTTCTACTGCAACTACTACTTGATCGCCAACATCAGGTACAGTCCATACGCCAGATACAGCAGCTCGGCCAATAGTAGACACAGCAATACTTGTGGTTGTACCAAGTACAGATGGGATAGAAACATAAAGAGAACCCGTCGTTGACGACGATGCGGTTACTACCGCTCTGTACACTTGCATTCCGCTATACATATGCATTTACTCTTTCTGAGGTTGCGCGCCATTCGCCTGCAACAAATTTAGGTTCTGGAGCTTGCTGCGCTAACTCAACTGGGGCTATGTTAAAAGTCTTAGTTGTATTAAAGTCTCTACCTAACATAAGATCAGTTACATAAGAGGTACCACCAATTGAATGTGTCACTTCTCTTACGTACCATAACCCTTCAAAGTTTGAGTTGTAACCAACGACATCAACAATTCCACCTGGGACTATTCCAGCACCAGCACTTATTTGTACTTTTGCCGTAAAGGGGAAAGTTTCTCTTTCTTTTGCTCCAATAACTTTTTCTGCTTCAACAATTGTTTGAGTTGATTCAACAATAGTGCTGTAAAACTTTGAGCGTTTTCCAACACCGGACCATGATTCTTCATTGTTTAAAATGTTACTAGTTACAGTGCTACTAACACCATTAGAATCAAGTACCCCAACTTGGTAGTTGGTTGACCAACCTTCTGGGGTTACGTAACCAAATAAACCTTCAAACTTTAAAATTCCTCCTGGAGTTGGAGAAGCAGTTTTAATAACAGGTTGTAATTTTTCAAATGATGGTCGTCTGCCGATGGCTTTAAACGGGTCCCAAATGTGCATATGAGTTCCGTGCACAGTTACGGAATACCCATATTTAGCGCAAATTCTAGTTAAGAAATGCCAATCAGATTCTCCAGATTGAACTAAACGTGGGAGTACAAACCCATCATCCAAAACATCTAAACTAAAATGGTATGTATCACAAAAATCAGAAGCAAGAGATTTTATGCTTACATCTTCCCACACTTTTTGTTTTTTACCCATCATTGATAATGAAGCTCCAAAACAAACTATACGTGTAGTTTGAAATGGGCTGTTATTAACAATAGAACTACGACCATCAGACTCTGGTTCAACGTATAAAACATACCCACAGAACTCTTGGGTACGTCCTTGCCCAGACGTAATAGTCATTCTTACAGCAGCATCAATGTAGTCTGTAATTGCCCTAGGAGGAATACCAGCCATGTTAAGAACAAGTATGTCATGCATGTTTGTTCCTAAACTAAGGCTCATAGTTTGAATAGATTTGTATTTAACCTCAACACCATTTATGGCAATGTAAACCTTAGGTGATAGGGGGTTTCCGGTGTTAAAAATCATTTTGGAATACGCAAAACAGTTCCAGTTGGAATGACATCAGGCCATTGCACTTGCGGATTAATATCGGCTATTTCCCAGTACCGAGAACTATCATTGAACAGTTTTGCAGCCAACAATTGAAAAGTATCTCCATCCCTTGTTACATGGCTGTAATAGGTTCGTGTAACTTCGGGAACACGAGAAGCCATAGATGCTCCTGAAGTAAGGCGGTATCTATTTGAACTTTGATAGATTGCCATTAGTTGCCCCAATCTATAGTTAGCGTTACATTAGAATCACTATTTGCATTCACTACTGCTCTAACTTCTATAGTGCTAGTGTTAACTATTTGACAATTTATTTCTATAGCATCTGGAACTTCCGCTGTTGCTGATTTTGGATAAATAGTATCGTTGTCATCTTTTTTTGCGCTCATGTCAAAAGTCCATCTAACAATACAGTACGAAGATGATCCGCTAGGAAGAAGATTTTTGTTGTCGTCATCCCCACTGGCAACATCTGGAGCATTATTTGTGTTTGCTACATCGTCTGGAGATTTAACTGACCAACGCCTAGCTTTACTAGCGTTTGCTCCATCTCCACTTGTCCCACTTCCCCATTCTTTTTTTGAAATAGACCCATTTTCACCAGTATAAGAACCAAGCATTTTTAACTGAACATTAGGCTCTACTCCACCGTCAGAAGAAATAAGTGCTAGAAAACTGGTTGCTGTTGACAAAGGAAGTGTTGCATCTTTAACACCATAAACTTGAAATGAGAACTTATAATTTATTGCTAAATTCATTGACTGTTCGTATAGCTTAAGAATTTCATCTTCGTCTGCTTTACCATCACCAGAAGTAATGTCAAATTCCCCAAGAGGCGTACCTGGAACTACGTTTACAGTAGCAACAATAGATTTTTCAATAGATCCGTATGTCATATCCCAAGCATTTGACCACGTGCTGTCTCCATGTGGGATAACACTTGCAAATTTTAAAAAGAAGTTTCTACCATTCCAGTTTTGTGAACCAGTTTGTTTATGTATTGGATGAGCCCTTGACATAAAATTACCCATGTTGGAGTTATCTTCTGCGTATCCCATTTGGATTTTGTTTGCGCTTTTATTAAGAGCTTTAATAATAGCTGGGTTTTCAGCTTCACTTGTTTTTTTATTGTCTTCTAAAGTTTTAATAGCTGCATCAAATTGCATGGTAAGAAATGTATCTTCTCGCGCAAATCCAATATAAACAGCGTTCATGCTTAGTGTGACTCGGCATTGAACTGGAACCATATTGGTTGTAAATTTTAGATAATCAACAGAAGTTCCGGTAATGAAACCGTCAACCATGAACATTCCAGAAAACATAATTCGCACAGGGTTTGGCATTAAGATGGCAGCGTTACCTCTGTTTGAGTCAAGAATTTTATATGCTGCGTCTCTGTCAGTAGTAAAACCGCTACCATCTGTAGCGCCATCAGAAGGTATTACCGTAGTAGAAGCACCTGTAGTTGTATTTTCAAATACACGAGAAGCTCCAGCAAAAGTTTGGTCTATTTGATTGTCAAGATTGTCAAGTACATCCGTATTGAACCCTTGGCCAATTATTGTATATAAAATTTTTAAATCTGCGTGCACACCTTCATCATTTGCTACGTTTGCAATACTTTGACTTACAGGAGCAGAAACTTCTAAAGACCTATCAAACATAAGATCAAACGAAAAATTCATACTTGCACCAATTGGTTGTGCCAATTGTGCTGGGTCTTGCAGAATAGCAAGATACATATCCTCTCTCATTTGTACGTTTTGAGAAATTGATTGAGGATTAAATTGAAATCCGCATCTAAAAATTTTAGTAGCAGTAAGCGTGGGTAATTTTAAATTACGAATGTACCCTCGATTTAATTTATATGATTGTGGATTTTTGTCTAAAGCAGCCTGTGCTTCAAGAAACCTAATTCGGTTAGATGGATAAATAAATTGAGGGTTATTTTGAGTGCTTTCAGAACCAGGGGCTAGTGAATCAGCACCCGTAATCTTAAAGTTTGGATCGTCTCTGTAACCCATTAGCGTTTCCTCATCAATTCAAGTTCCATCTCTTTACGAATTACCCCTACTAGTTCATTTGCAATCTTCTTTAGATCCATTTGATTGTTATTACTGCTAACCATGTTAATGGTTGGGTTAACATTAATAGTTAAATTGCTTTGTTTAGAATGTACTTCAGTTTGTTGGTTTGCTGTGTTATTTGGGTTATAAACAGGAGAACCCATACTATTAACTGGTGTTGTAATCTCAGGGTCACCGCCACCTGAAGCAACTCTTTGAGAAATTGTTTTGTAAGAAAGCTTTGACGAAATAGAAGACGCTGCAAGGCTTGTTCCAAAAGAGCCATCAGCCGCATCAGAAACAGTATTGCTTGACATAGGGGTAGGTCTACGTGGACCTACGGTTGATCCAAACTCCTTTTCAAACCCCCCCATATTCCCTGCATCTCCTGCAGTTGTTTCTGAAGATGGTCCACCAGGACCATAACCCCACTTAGCTCCCCCTGATTCATATGACTTACGGCCATCAGGGAGTTCTCTTGGTTGGACGTGCCATGGTTCGCCGTTCTTATCACCAAATGATTTCAAACCATACTTAGCAGCAATTTTTGGAACTTTTGCAACGTTTCCAGCCAAGTCTGCGGCAAGTCCAATTTCATGCATTGAACTTCCTGGAGGAGCCGCTGGGTTTGCGCCTGGGTTCTTTTCCCAATAAGACCCATCCCAAAACCAGTTCTTTTTACCATCCGCACCCTTTTCTCTTTGAGTACGGTTGTAGCGACTTAAGAACATATTCTTTTGAGCTTGGATATCACGGGTTCCGCCACCCCAACCAACGTCAGGATTATCTCGCATTAAGTTAAGGAGGCGCTCTTGCATCTGTGGGTTCATGCCTTTAAAATCTTGGCGCTGTTTGATGTGGCTTAAAGACACACGCTTACCATTACCAAGTGGCACATAGATTTTTCCATCATTACTTGCGTTAGCTGGGGCTTTAGTCTTTGATGAAGAGGTAGGTGTTGTTTGTGGATTTGATTTATTACCGTCACCTGTTTGAGGAATATGGGGGTCACCACCTCCAACATTCATTATTCCATTCATTGTTTCATTGGCAATTCTGTTAGAACCAGTAAACCCA